AGTTCGGCGCGTCGAATGCAAAGCGCCGCATCAACTGCCCCGGTTCACTCAACGCCGAGGCTCCGTTCCCTAACGAGAGTTCACCTTACGCCGAACTTGGTACAGCGGCGCATGAATTTGGGGAGTTCTGCTTAGTCAATGGACATGAAGATGCCTTCGCCTTCATTGGCCAAGAGCACAACGGTCACAAGGTTGACGACAACATGGCGCGTGCGGTGCAAGTCTACATCGACTACATCCGAGATGTGGCCGCATCGGAACCAAGCATCTGCCGCTATGAAAAACGCTTCAGCCTAGACAAACTTGATCCGCCCATGCCGATGTTCGGCACGGCGGACTGCATCATCTACGCCAAAGCAACCGGGACGCTTTACGTCATCGACTATAAGCACGGCCAAGGTGTCGCGGTTGAAGTCGCGGACAATGAGCAGCTTAAATATTATGCGCTCGGAGGCATATTAGAGATCGGCGAAAAGGCTCCGGTCAACAAAGTTATAACGGTCGTTATACAACCACGCGCCTCACACCCTGATGGGCCGGTGCGGGAGTACAGCTACAGCCGTGACGATATACTGGACTACGGTACAGAACTTATCGACGCAGCACATGCGTCCCTGAAGCCGGACGCACCGCGCATTTCGGGTGAGCACTGCACGTTTTGTCTGGCGGCGGGAACCTGTTCGGCTCTGCGCAACAACGCCCTTGAGATTGCACAAGACGAGTTCGGCACAGTACGAACCATCAATGACCTAACCCCACAGGAGATTTCGGATTATCTGCAAAGGATTCCGCTGCTTGAAAAGTGGATCAAGTCTTTGCGCCGCCACGCCAATAGCCTACTCGAAACTGGCGAGGCGCTTCCCGGCTACAAGCTGGTTGAGAAACGACCGACCCGCCGCTGGCGTGTTGAAGAAGAATTTGTGGCTTGGGCCACAGAAGAAGGTCTCGATGACGACGACATCTACGAAAAGAAGTTGAAGTCGCCACCGCAGATCGAGCGTGTTGTAGGTAAGAAGAACTTGCCCGCATCGCTCGTCATAGCTGTATCATCCGGCACATCAATGGTCGCTGATACAGATAACCGTCCTGCCGTTGCCTCATTGGCGGCGGATGACTTTACCGTTGAATAAGGAAATACCGATGTCAAAAGTTATTACACCAGAAGCAATCATCTCTTATCCGCATGTGTTCGAACCACAAACACCTCCGGGTGCAAGTGAGCCAGTCTATTCTTGCTGCCTTGTATTCCCTGACGGCACTGACATGTCCGAACTGAAGGCGACGGCGGCTGCTGTGGCCAAGGAGAAGTGGGGAGACAAGACAAAGAGCCTCATGGAAGGCGGCAAAATCCGTATGCCTTTCCGTAACGATGGCGAAGAGAAGGGCTACCCTGAAGGGTCGGTCTTCATGAACGTCAAATCTAAGCAAGCCCCCGGTGTGGTCAGCAAGTTTGCTGGCGAGAACGGCAAGCCTGCTCCGATCACGGACCCCAAGGAAATCTATCCGGGGGCAAAGGTCCGTGCTTCGCTGCGCGCTTATGCGTACAGCGTGAACGGCAACAACGGTGTTGCGTTCTCTCTGGGCAATCTTCAGAAGGTAGGCGACGGTCAACGTATGGACGGCCGTCTGTCCGCTGCCGACGAGTTCACTGCGACGGAGCGTCCGTCCGCAGACATCTCGGACCTTGACGATTTGCTCTAAGTAAAAGGGAGGGCCGGGGAGTTGGAAGTCGCCCCGGCCCTTCTTAATCTAAAGCCTCAGAAATCATCTGGGCTTTCTTGGCTAAGGTCTTAGCCACAATCTCATCAACAGAATTGACAAGGCCAAACGTCCGCACGATCACGGGCTTTGTCTGGCCGATGCGGTGGCAACGCTTAGCCGCCTGTGCGTTCACCGCCGGAACCCAGTCCATCTCGACAAACGCCACCTGACTTGCGGCTGTCAGCGTGATTGCGGTTGAGCAGGCCGTGATCTGGCCGATGAATACACGCACCTTCGGGTCGGTCTGGAAGTTGTCAATCGCCGCTTGACGGTCGGCCGTTGGCATACCGCCTGCGACCACCACCGGGCTAAAGTCTTTGAGCCTATCGTAAAGCGTTTGGATTGCGTCGGTGTGGTAGGCGAAGATTACGATCTTGTCGTAAGCATCATCCGCCAATTCGCCCGCTATCTGTGTGGCAATGGGCGCTGCCTTGGCCGCACCGGTTAGCCGTCTTAATGACGCGATGTGAGGGGCAATGCTCTCAATCTCGGTAGACAAGTCTTGCCCCGTAAGGGAATGCGCGAGGATCATGTCGACCGCTTCGGCTTGGCGTGGATCGTCGATGTGTTTCCTGTCGCTCCAGTTTTCTATCTCGACGGGTGCGCTCTGCCACCAGATAGGTGGCAAATCTTTCAGCACAACCTCACCTTTACGGCGCAGCATGATTGCTTTCAGCACGGTCTTGAACTCAGCCATGCGCTCGGCCTTGTTGCCGAGAATCTGAAGGCCGAACTGGCCGCTCCAAGTCTTGCAGAAATACGTTGTGTATTCGGCGAAGTTTAGAGGGTACTGCCAAATCGCTTTGAGATGTGTCCAGAAATCACTGACGTTGTTAGGAATGGGAGTACCACTAAGAAGCCAAACACGATCAGCGAAACGAACAAGGCCATCGCCGCGACAGTACTGACCATATAGATACTTTGTGCGCTTAGCAGTACGGTTCTTGAGATAATGCGCTTCATCCAAGACAAGAACGTCTGGCTCAAACTTGGCAATCTCATTGCGGACCTCCTTCGATTGCGTGATCTTATCGTAGCTGAACACCTTGACTTCGCGCTCGACGGTTCCCCACCGCTCGAACTCACGACGCCAGTTAATCTTGGCAATGGCCGGGCAAATTACGACGACCTTTGTTAGGCCGAGTTTATCACAGGCCGCGATAACTTGAAGTGTTTTGCCAAGGCCCTGCTCATCGGCAAGGAATGCGGCCGGGTTCTCACAGAGAAAGTCTGCGCCGACCTTTTGGTAATCGAATAGATGGTTCATGTTGGTCCCTCTCAGCGGCGTAACAGGCGAGAAGCGCAGCTTCGGCCCGGCCGTCATCCTTTTTCCGTGCGAAGAGATGGGCGTAATCCGGGAACAACTCTTGTGCCCGCTGACGACTGCCGTCCTTCCCTCCGAACGTGCGCATAGACTTAATCCAAGTCGCAGGCGGTATCAACTCAAAAGATACAGACAGGCCAGCAAGCACGCCTTCGACGATACCCGCCGCTCTGCCGAAGCTGAACATCGAGGACACACCTTGGCCCGGCATGGCGTGGACTTTCTCGATGAGGGCGGAAGTATCGGCGGTGACGTGACCGCGCAACGCATCGGCCAGCATGTGTGCGTCAACCTGATTGACGACACGCGGCCCGCGCTTGACCTTTAATGTAGGCATGTCGATGATGACAAGTTCTCGGCTATCCTTATCCAGAATAGCGACAGCCCCGAACGCGCCGGGATCAATACCCATGAACTTCATGGGCAGTGTCTATGGTATTAGAAGCTAGTTCGCAAGTGACTGCGTGGCCCCAAAGACTTACGATGGCGAAGCCCGTCGGGTTTGTGGCGACGCTTTGCTTTTGGCTGTGGTCGCCATGACATGTCTTTAACACCACTTTTCTTGGCCATTACTTCACCTATTTAACGATTGGCGGTAGGTCTTCGTTCTCGGACAGATACCGCTCCATAGCACGCGAAGCAATAAGTTGACGGAACGCTTCACGTGAGGAGGACATCCGGTCCTTAATAAGTTTCTGCCGTTGATCGTCGTCGAGTTGTTGCCATTCCGGTGACGCGATGTCCTGCTGGATAAGGGCTTTAGCCATGATACCAGACGCAAGCGTAAACTGGCGGCGCTCACGATCCGTAAGTTCAATTTTAAATTTAACCGGCTTCTCTTCACCCTCGATATTGACCGACAGATTAACTTCCTTTTTAGGGCGGTCGATGCCAAGCCCCAAACGAGCTACTTCTTTTTTAACAGGGTCTGTCGTCTCACGGGTTGGCTTTATTGGAGACAGAAGGTTAAATGTCGCCGCCCCGAATTGTTCGATAAGCGGCTTGCCCGCAACAGTCATAGATGGCGCACGGACAATCGGGTCACCCCATACATCAAGACGTTCTGGGACTGCTTCGATGTTGAAGTCCGTACCCATAACGCGGATGTCGTTGCCGCGAATATACGGAATGCGATCTTGGGCTTTCTTTACAAGCGTAGTGGCTTCGCGCATGGTCGGGTCAATGGCGACTGATGTTTGCCGAAGGACATTGGGGGCGAAACCGAGGGCCGTATCCGTTAAAAACTTTTTAGCTTTGTCTACGGACCGGCCTTCGCTCAATACGCTGTCTACAAAATTCGAGATACCTTGAAGATATGTTTTTTCGGCAAGGTTAGACGCCACGGAAAACAATAGTGTCGAACCAACATCGTTAATCTCTTTGTCAGTCATGTAGTCCGACGCCGTATACATGTCCGCTATCACCCCGAGCGGCGTTGAAAACGGATCAAACCGCTGAAACGGAATATAGGTGTCTCCGAACTTAAAGCTATATGGCTGCCAGCCGGTAGCTAACAACGCGGCGCGTTCCTCCGGATCGGCTGGTCCCGCGCCAGTCATCATCCCATCCATCGCCAAAAGGGATGCGGTCCCTAGAATACTAGAGCCAAGCGTGATTTGTGCCAACGCCTCATTACGCTCACGCGGTGTGCCCGCAATCTGCTTACGCCAACGATCCGACAGCGGAGCCAATGGGGTACGCTCGGCAGAGTATTTAAGTAGGTTAAATGGAGTACGCACAAACGGCTGTAAAATACGCAGAGGTAAAAACTTAGATGAACCTTCTTGTACCCATTTACCAAACCGACCTAGTTCGGATTGAAAGAGACGGTATTCAGCTTCACGCACTGCGGCTTTTTTAATGTCCTCAGTGGGGTCGTTGAGATATTTGTTGTACAGCGCGGCGAACTCATCCGTTTTTCCGGCGCTTTCTTTTGCTGCACGAGAGTACGCTTGCGCAGCAATCTCGCCGCGATAGTGCATGGACTTGAACAACTCGTCTTGCGCAGAGAGGAAACGGTTAGGCAAACGAACAACTCTACCAAGTCGGCCTTCGATAGCCTTACGATTGGCTTCAACCGTTTGCTTTCCGGTCTGAACCTCTTCCGTAATAAACGCCCGCTTAGCAAGCTCAACGCCGTCCTTCGCACCCTGAAGCATACCGGCTATCCGAGCGTTTACTTCCCTAACGGTTACGCGGTTTGGTGTACGGAGAACTGCGCCGATCCCGGCCTCTGCGTATTTTTCAAACGGAGCGGTAAGCGCCACACCCAAGTTTGACGAAAGGTTATAGATATGCGTAGACGGACCAGAGAGTAGCGAGTTAACGAAATACTCTTCAACTTTTTCTTTGAACTTAGGTTTATTCAGCGCGCTAACAAACTCCGCCGCTTTGGCCGGATCGTCAAACGTGGCGAGACGTTGCATAATATCTTCGATAGGAACGCCGTCAGCTTTTCGTTCGAGAAGTTGCTTCATCGCAAGGGTCATGTCAACGCTAGGGCGTTCACGAAGAACGCGCATTGCCCGGCCAAGTTCGGAACTTGCGCCCTGAAGTGTTTCCAAAAACGCGGTGTTGGACACAAGTCCGTCCGTTGCCTCTTGCAACAAGGTCGCGTCACGACCACCAGACGCCACCCATGCCTTAGCTTTTGCGACTACATCGTCTGTGTTTTGATACAGGACATTCTTAGCCGCCTGAATTTGCTCGGCGTTCAACGGCATACCAACTTTACGGCCAAGCAGTTGGTTAAGGTCAACGTCCTTCGACAGGTCATTGATCTGCTCAATCGTCATCGTGCCGCGTCGGGCTTCAGGAAAGTTCTTGTTGGCTTCCGCGATGTCAGCCAAGAACCGTTTCGTTTCGTCCGGCGTTTCGAAGTTTGTCGTCTTCATCGTACCGATGCGCTCAGGGATTGGCGCTTCAGGCGTGCCAGCGGCCATGCCTTCGAGAACGTCTTGGGCGCTCGTGCGCATTTCGGCAAGGCGCTCAGGTGTAATAGCCGGAGCAATCTCTGGTGTAGGCGTCGGTGCTACCGCAGCTTCAGGGATTGCTGCTGCGGCCACGGGGGCTTCCGGCAACTCAACAGCCTGCGCCCTTGGCGGCTTGCTCGGCACAACAGGGGCTGGAGCAACAGGCGTAGCAACTGCGGCCATCTCTGGGGACAGTGCGGACTCTGGAACTGCTGCCGCAACTTCATCCGCAACTGCGCCGGGGCCAGTAGCAAAGCGGCCAATAGCCGCACTAGTCTCCGGTGCAACACGACGGACCCCCGCCGCGATTGGCCTAGCGGCAAATGGCGCAAGCGTAAGTCCAGCAATTGCGTAATCACTACCTGTTCCGCGACCTACTAAAACGTCACCGATACTTTGTTCCAACGCCTGAAGGCCGAGCAGGCTTTCGATGTTTGATACTACATCTTCGCCGTACTGGACAGCACCCCGTTCATCGAAACCCGGAAGCAGCCCTGCTACATTCGCAACGCCAGAAGAGATTGCGTCATAGACACCACCCGTAATTGTAGTCGGGGTAACTGCTTTTAGTTCCGGTTGCCGGTTTGCGGTGACAGCACCCTCGCCTGTTGCGGGCAAACGTGAGACGACAGGGGCTGCAAGTACGGGGCCTTTGTAGTTCTGTGCAATCCAAGCGTCAGCCGCAGCTTTAAGTTCATCGTTACTGTTGAGCGACGTTACACCGGGAAGCGTGATCGTCTCCCCAGTGGCAGGAATTTTCAGGAATACTGGTTCGCCTTTCGGCTTCTCCTCGGCCATGAAGGCTCCTTATCTTTGCGCTTTAAGCCGGTCCGCGATTAACTGGGCCGCGTCGCCTTGTATAGTTATCCCAGACGCGGCTTTCGGCGCTTTCAGGCCAATACCAAAACTGCGTGTCGGGTTCTTTGGATCAACCGCCACATAACCGGTATCAGTATTCAGGATACGATACGACGGCGCGCCACCACCCTCACCCCCGCCTGCGGCGATGCGGGCTTCGCGCTTCACCGCAAGACCGTAGTTGGCCGCTTCCGCTGGAGACATATTAACTTTAAGAGTACGCTCTTTACCGTTGTCATCCAGAACTGGTTTGCCGGTATCTTCATCGACAAGGACCAGCCTATCGCCAAGGTTCTGATATTTAGTGTTAGCAGGAAGCGACCAATTAGCAACTTGATCGGTTCCGTTTGTGTAGACGTATCGGGTCTTGCCGTCTGCATCGCGCCTGATTTCTCGGACTTGCTTTTCGCGGAATGCAATTTCGCTAATCTTCTCAGCACGCTTGTCAAGCGGAAGACCTTCAAGTGCGGCGCGTTCGTTGTCCGTCAACAACTCGGTATATTTTGCAATGGACGCACGCTGCGCGGCTTCTTGCTGCTGAGCCTGCTGCAACTGGGCAATCTGATACTGAGCGTTCAGCTTATCCATCTGCTGCTTACGCACGCTCTGAAGAACAGCAGCCGGGTCAGAAGCGCCACGGCTACCTGCGGCCTGAAGCACTTGACCAAGCGCGCTGATCTTTTCGCCAGTCGATAGCTGGCCGATGCCGCCGCTCATGAGAGCTTGCATGTCTTGAATGTACTTTGCTGTCGGCGAAAGCTGCGGCGCTGCGGGTGCGGCTGGTGCAGCTTGAGGCATGACACCCGCCTGAACAATAGAAGGCATAGCGCCAACCGAACGCACTACGCCACCCGGAGGAGTGCGGTTTGGAATTAGCGACTGCATCAGGATTTCTGTCGGGGTCGCCATCTACTTAGCCCTTCTTAGCAAATAGGTCGAGGATAGTACCAATCGCGGACGCAGCCGACCCAACTTGGCCGAGCGTTGACTGGCCGGGTGCAGTTGTCGTTTGCGTGACTGGGGACGGAAGACCCTGCGAACCCATGAGCAGTGTCTGAAGCTGCTGCTGCGGGAAGCCACGCTGTTCGAGGAAGTCCTTGTAGGCCAGATCAAGGTTCTGCTGAGCCATGCCGCGCTGGGCTTGGCCTGCGCCTTGAAGCATCGCAGCGTATGCCTGCTGATTGCCAAGTGCCTGTTGGCCGTAGCCTGCAAGAGCGGATGCACCCGCAAGCTGCTGACCCGGCAGACCCTGTGCAAACCCAGCGGCTTGCGTGTATCCCTGATTATACAGGTTCGCCAGCGTCTGAGCCGTATTCAAATCCTGCTCACCCGCAAGCTGCGCCTCATATACCCCACGACGTTCGTTGCCGAATGCCCGCGAAGAAGCAAGCTGAGCCTTGGTAGCAGCGTCACGCTCGGCGCGGCTCTGTGCCAGTCGAGCCATCGTGGCGTCGATGACGTTGGTCTGGAACGGCGACATGAAGCCGGAGACATCTTGCTGAAACTGCTGCGGCGAGTAGCCTGCTGCACGCTGGGCAACTTGGGTGGCCTGCTGAAGTTGCGGCATCCCGACTTGCTGGGTCGCAGCCCCGATTGCCGTCTGGAACGCCTGCTCTTCAGCGGGGCGGAAGCCCGCAACACGTGGCCCTTGATATGCCTGATAAGGAATAGCCGCGACTTGCTGTGCGGCTCCATAGTTACGCGCCAGAATATCCTGAATGAAAGGATTGAGTGCCTGTGCAGTTGTGGTAGTTGTCGCCATTATATTCCCCAAGCGGCCTAACCGCCTAATCCTTCGTTATTAACACAAAACAAAATAGATTGACAGCCCATTAGGCGTGCCGTGCGCGTACTTGTTCAGAGTGAGTTACATAAATTTCAACATGATGCCCGTCTTCGTCAACCATAATCAATCTAGCTGGCGGGTGAATAAACACATCTTCCCCTATTGTATACTTCATATTCATCGCCTGCTCAATTAGGCGGTTGCGCTGCGCCTCATAGAGAGGGTCGTATTGCGCAGGAGGAGTTGGGAGTTTTAGCTTCATCGACGCCCACCCGGTATCGCGTTGAGGCGCTGCGTCCCGATCCGCCAATCAGTGTTGTTGACGGCCGTCACCTTCATCTGAATTTGTCGGCCGTTGAAGCGCACAGATGTCGGGTTCGTCAAGCTGTACGGACCAAAGGTTTGCTCCTCGCCATTCGGGTAGTAGCGAGAAGAGAAGGTCGCGGTGACTTGGCCCTGATTGCGTTCGTCCGGTATCATCTCGTTAATATACAAGATGTTATCGCCTTGTCCAATCTGCACTGGCCCTGTCTCGGCGAACACGGTTTCTGTTCCGTGGTTCATCCCGATCTCGTGGTCATAGATGTAGCCGTCGTCCGTCACCATCAACGGGTTAGCAAACACGCCACGGTCAATACCGGCAGAACGGCCGAGTGTACCGATGGACCAGTTGTTCTGGACATAGTTCCAAATCACATAGCGGTTATTCTCTTGGCTTGCTGCGGACGGATAGAAGAACCACACCTCGTCAAACTGCGAGTTGTTTACCGCATAGGCTTTGCTGATCTGCGCTTGGTTAATGTCGGAGAACACATAGTCTGATACTTCGCAAGGAACGCCTTTGATGTAGCCGTCGTACATATAGAAGCCACGCGAACCCATCCAGACCGCGAAGTTATCTTGAACAGCGATAGCGTTCGGCCCGGCAAGACCGCAAGCACGGCCCGCAAACTCAGATGTATATACAAATGGCTGGCCGACGTAGGAAACGATGTGCGCGTCAATGTCCGTAAGAACGAGAACTTGGCCACGAACACGCTTAGCTGTGATAATCTTGCCGCCCGTCTGTAGCTCTAGGCTACCGGCAAGGTTCGTGGACGCAGGCGTCCAGACAGTATTGTCCTCCAGATCAGACCATGCAATCTTACGTGGATTGCCGGACGCACCAAGCGCAAACATCGAGCGTTCGTTTGTGACAAGCACCCCAGTATTAGATGTCGGCGCGTTCGTTACGACAACAGCAGGCGTCGGCGTTGTCGTGTCCAACTGCCACTCATAAATCTTGCCGTCAAAGTTTGAGCAGCCGACAAGATATTCGCCCCAGTTATCAAGTGTCCATGTGGTCGCAGGAGTTACGGAGCCAACGTCTGGGCGTGGAGTACCGTAATAACTAGCGCCGTAGAAGCCAACGCCGTAACCACCACCGACAGTCGCATTCG